GGCAAGGGAAATTCAAGAACAGAATGCCCAATTAGCCGCAAGACTTGAACGCCTTGAAAAAGGATCTCAGCAAAATTCTCAAAATGCCTTTAATCAAAGATACTCGCAAACTAAATTAGCTCTTAAAAAAGCCATTGAGGAGGGGGATACTGACGCTCAGTTAGAGTTCTCCGAACAAATAGCTGACTATCGAGCTGCGATGCGCGTCTCAGAGATGCAAAGCAATCAGAAGAAGCAACAACCTCCAACTGAAGCTAGACGTCAACAAGACCCTACACCAGAAAAAGCCATGAATTGGTGGCAAAGCAATAACTGGTTTAATGCGAATGGTTTTGAACGAGAAACTGCAATGGCAAAGTCAATCGACGTCCAGTTGGACATCGAGGGGTATGATAAAAATTCAGACGAATATTATGAAGCATTAAATAATCGTTTACATAATGTTTTTCCTGAGTTAGTTTCAGGATCAAGTCCAAGTAAACAAATGAGAACAAAAAGTAGATCACCAGTCGCGCCCGCTACAGGCGGTTCTCACTACAAGGGCAACAGGGTTCGCTTAACGAAGCTACAACTCAGTGCGGCTAGAGAAGTTGGAATAACGACAGAGGAAGGTTTAAAACGCTATGCCTCTGAAATTAGAAAACTTGAAAGGAGCTAAATTATGACTGAAGCAAGAAATGTTCGCGCAAGTGAAACCCGAAATTCTGTGCGTGAGGAGCAATCTCGCTCCGAACCAGCATGGACACCACCAGCATTGTTGGACGCGCCAAAAGCTCGTCCTGGATATGTCCAACGATGGATAGCTACCTCGATTCAGGGTAAGGAAACGCCAGACAACGTGTACAAACGTATGCGAGAAGGATGGCAACCACGCCCTGCTGACACCGTTAAGGATGATACGTTGTTTCCGACTATCAATCACGGCCAGTGGGCAGGTTCAATTGGAATTGAAGGCATGTTGCTCTGCGAAATGCCTGTTGAAAAACGTGCAGCTCAAAAAGCATATTATGAAAACAGGAACAATGAGCAAAACGAATCAGTTGTAGGAGAACTTGACGCGTTAGGACGGAATACTGGACAACCGATCTTTCAAGAGAGGAAGTCTTCCAACAGTCGTGGCCGACCATTGTCGGCTATGAACGATTAAACTTTAACGCTAAAGGAGCGAAAATATGGCAAATGCAGACGCCGCATTTGGGTTTATCCCAACTCGCCACATGAGCGGTAATGCACCACGGACTAATAAGTATACTTGTGCATCGGCATTAGCAGAGAACATCTTTAAAGGTGATCTTTGTATAATCATTGCTACAGGGCTTATTACTCCACATACAGCCACCGAAGTTAATAACATCGGTGTGTTTGATGGGTGTAGTTATACAGCAAGTGATGGCTCATACGTTTACAGTGAATACTGGCCAACAGGCACAAGTGCCACAGATATAATTCTTTATATTTATGATGACCCGTATACTGTATTCAAAGTTCAATCCGCAGGTACTCCTGCACAGACTAACATTGGTAATTGTGCCGATGTTGTTGCTGGAGCAGGTTCGACCACAACAGGTCAATCTGGGTTTGAAATTAGTGGAACTATGGCAGCAGGTACAGCTACCTGTAAGATCATGGCTCTTTACGATGCACCAGAAAATACTTTTGCTGCGAATGCTGTCATGGAAGTGCTAATAAACGAGCATATTCTAAAAGACGGCGCAGGTATATAGGAGGGTATGAAAAATGGCTATGAATAGAGCAAGTTTTGCTAAAACTTTAGAGCCAGGTCTGAATACACTCTTTGGACTTGAGTACGACAGCTATCCACCAGAATGGACAGGAGTTTTCTCCAGTAACACTAGTAATAAGGCGTTTGAGGAAGACGTCCTGTTACAAGGTTTTGGAAATGCACCTACCAAAAATGAAGGTAGCGCAATCTCATATGACGATGCTGGACAGCAATGGACAGCTCGATATCAACATGAAACAATTGCTTTGGCTTTCGCTATTACTGAGGAAGCTGAAGAAGACGGTCAATATGGCTCGATTGCTTCACGTTACACTAAGGCACTAGCCCGTTCTATGGCTTCTACTAAAGAGTTAAAAGCGGCAAATGTCTTAAACTTCTCACAAACAGCAGGATATACAGGCGGTGACGGAGTTGTACTTTTAAGTGCATCCCACCCAACTCGCTCTGGTACTCAATCAAATGTTTTGGGAACAGCGGCAGACTTATCTGAGACTTCACTTGAATCTGTTCTTATCAATATCGCTGATATGAAAGATGATCGTGGGCTTAGAATTGCGGCACAAGGTAAGACGTTGGTAATCCCAACTGCTTATACTTTCACTGCGGATCGCATCTTGCAATCAACTCTGCAAAACGACACAGCAGACAATGCTATAAACGCTATTAAGAGCAACGGGTATTTACCTGGTGGTTCTCACGTTATGCGTAGATTGACAGACTCTGATGGTTGGTTTGTGACTACTGATGTTCCAGATGGGCTGAAGCAGTTCCAGAGATCGCCTATGAAAAAAGGCATGGAAGGTGACTTCGAAACTGGAAATGTTCGCTATAAAGTTCGCGAGAGATATTCTTTCGGCTGGACTGACTGGCGCGGTGTTTTTGGAAGTGAAGGCGCAGCATAATATTTGAAGGAGGGTTCGCCCTCCTTCTTCCCTGACAGCTATAATAATGTGGCTGATTAAACCCAAGACAGGAGATTACAATGGGTACATCTACTTTTACAGGAATAGTACGTTCCGAGAACGGCTTTTCAGACATTACAAAAGATTCAGTTGGAAACGTAACAACAAATTCAACTTTTTCTAATAACACCAGCATTGGCGGTACTCTTGCAGTTACTGGTAATACAACTCTTACTGGCACTTTAGCTGCTAAAGCACCTGTCGTCACAATCACAGATGCTACTTACGCTGTAACAGCGGCACAATCAGGCACTACGTTTATCTTCTCTAGAGCTGCTGGAATTGTGGTTACTCTCCCTGAGTTAACTGCGGCGGCTAGTGGTGAGCAATATACCTTTATTGTTGGTACTACATTTACAGGTGCAGGACAGATTAACACAGGTGCAACTGCGGATTTGTATTCTGGTTTTGCTATAATGTCCGACCCAGCGACTGCTGGCGATACCAACACTTTCATACCAGATCAAAGTAACGATGATACTATTGATTTGGGAGCGATAGAGCAAGGTTGGCTCTCTGGTGGTATGATAACGTTAACTGCTCAGTCAGCTACTCGTTGGCACTGTGCGGCGTACTTACTTGGTGACGCTACATTAGCCACACCTTTTGAATAATATTAATTAGGTAGGGGGAAACCCCTACCGCTTTTATAAAGGAGTAAGTAATGGCTGATATTACAACTACAACAAAGATTAGTGAAAGCACTAGAGAGGTTACTTTTGCTTTTCAATATCAATATGTTGATACTGGTAATGAAAGTGCTGTCTCTAAGATAGATGTCTCTGCTTTAACTAAGAGTGCTAATGGCGATGCGTGTACGGGCATTCGTATTTTAGAATGTTGGTGGGTTATAAACGCTATGACTGTTGAGGTTTTAGCTGACGCAGATACAGATATTATAGTTCTTCACCTTGACGAAGGTCAAAGTGGTTACCAAGACTTTACTATCTTCGGAGGTCTACCAAGTAGTAGCGTTTACGGAGCTAATGGAACGGGCGATATTAAATTCACAACAACTGGTGCAGGCGCGGCAGGCGATGCTTATCAGATTGTTATTAGGGCATCTAAAGATTATTAATGGCAACTTCAGGAACAGTAGCATATAGACCCGATGTCGAGGAAATTATAGCAGAAGCCTATGAGCGTTGTGGTATAAATCCTGAAACAAGGACAGGCGATCAGGCTTCTTCCGCAAGGAGAAGCTTGAACCTTTTATTTTCTGAATGGTCTAATCGTGGTATAAATTATTGGACAGTCACGAATACAGTTTTAACTTTGGTTAAAGACCAGACCACGGCATATACTTTACCTGTAGGAACAATAGACCTTATTGATGTCGTTGTCAGGGATAGTTCAGGAACTGATACGGCAGATCAAACAATAAATAGAATTTCTATTGCAGATTATAAT